CCGAAGTGCCCGGGCGGTCGCTGCCCTTCGCCGACCGGGTAGACCTTGCCGTCGAGCGGTCGGCAGATGGGACAGGTCTTGGTGTCGAGGGTCGCGACCCACTGCACGCCCTTCACCACGTCCTCCATCTCCTTGTAGGTCGTCTCGCGTGCCTGCGTGGTGACGTGGTTCGTGGTCGTGCGCACGATCGATCGCGCTTGTGCGCGGGTGACCTCGAGCACGCCGTCGCGGTAGCCGTTCGCGGCTGTGCCCTTCACGCGGCGCACGATCTGCTCGCTGGTCTCGCTCTGCGACAGCCCGACGCCGATCTCGCGCGTCAGCCGGTCCTGCGTCTTGCGGGCGAGCTCGTTCCACCACGCCTTCATGGGCTTGCCTTCGATCGGCTGCGACACGACCTGCCTCGCGATGGCAAGGTTGATCGGGCGCTCGGGAAGGACGTAGACGTGCAGGTCCTTCGGCACCGACTCCAACAGCACGCTCGCTTGCCACTGCGCTTCCATGCCGGCGAGGTCGCGCTGGATCCTGAGCAGCCGCTTGCTCGCCTCGCTGCCGCCGTCGATGAGGATCGACAACAGGTCGGCGAGCATCTCGCGGTAGCGGTTCGTGGTGTGAACACCGCTGTCGTAGCCGCGCAGGTTGATGCGGTTGAGGCGCGACTCCAGCTTGGCGAGCAGGTCGGGGAAGACGCTGTCTTCGAAGAACGCGAGCATGTCGGCGCTGATCGACGTGCCGTAGCGTTGCAGGTAGATCGCGTGCCGAATGGCGCGGTCCTGCAGCCTGCCGTTGACCGTGTCGCGGTCTGGTTCCTTCTTCTTGCTCGCCATGCGTTACTCGGGCGGGTGGTAGCAGGACTCGCAGAAGCCGAATGCGTTCTTGGCGCGACCGCAGAGCCCGCAGTTGCGGGACTTGCCGAACCCGATGCACTTGAGGCAGACGACGAGCTTGCCCCCGTCACCGGCTGCTTCGACGATCACCTGATCACAGCGGTGGCATCGCACGATCGGCGGGAGCGTGTCGTGGGTCATGCGGGCGGCTCCTTCTTGGCCGGCGCAGGAGCCTGCTGCGGCGCGGGCTCCGGCGATTCGATGAAGAACGTCTTGCCCACCGCACCCATCAGGCGGTCTGCACGAGCCGGGTCGAGGTTGAAGAACTCGACGAGCTGCGCCACGCCACTCTCACGCGGCAACTCGCGGCGAGCGACCTGCTGCACGATCTCGGCAGCGGCTTGGACCTGTGCGCCGTTGAGCGCGGTGTCTGCGGCCTTCTCGGTCGGCATTCCGCTCGGCCCGACAGGTGCATCCTTCGCCGGCACGGGCTCGACGGGGTTGCCATCGTCGTCCATCTGCGGTGCCGCGTCTGCGCCACCGGGCAACACGGAGAACGCCGCCATCGACTCCTCCCGTTCGGTGCCGGTCTCGCTCACCTCGGCCTCGATGTCCACCTCGTCGCCGATCGTGCCGCGCTTCTTGACCTCACGCAGCAACGTCTCCTGCGAGATGTCGCGGGCGGCGCGCATGGCAAGCAGCGTTTGCAGGTCGGTCGCGGCGCGCGTCGGGATGCCGAAGTCGCGGAAGATATCGATATCGAAGCCCTCGGGCAGTTCGTCGCTCGCGCCGCTGGTCTCCCACAGCTGCGCGACCTTGAACGCATCGTAGATCATCCATTCCAGCATCTCGGTCCACGATTGCACGCGGCTCTGTGCACGCGCGCCGCTTGCATCGACGGCGGTTGCAGTGCTGCCAGCGGTGACCTGTTCCAAGAACGGCGCGAGGCCGAGGCTCTGCTCGTCGGCGCGGATCGCGGCGAGGCGTTCCATCATGCGACCCTCGATCGCGCCGCTGCTCTCCAAGAACTCGGCGCGCATGCCGGGGTCGCGGGAGATCAACGTCGCACCAGCGCCGTAGGTGATGCGGTTCGTGCCGTCCACGAGGTCTGCGTCCGCACCGCTGACCGCGAACATCGGGTAGCCGTGCCAGTGCAGCGAGTTGGACAGGATCGACGTGCACTGCCAGTCTTCAATGTTCTTCCAAGCGAGGTCGATCAGCGGCGGGTTGCTGACGAGCGGGTCGGACAGACGCTTGCGCCCGATGTTGCGCCACACCAACGGCACCTTGCCCAGCGGGTGCGTGCCGTCGGCGACGAGCGCGTAGCCCTTGTCGGTAGAGCCCTGCGAGACCAGCCCGGCTTGCTTCGCGGTCTGCAACAGGTCGGTCGCGAGTTCGCCGCTGGAGATCGGTGCCGACGATGCGGGCGCTTCGCGCTCCCAGATCGACCAGTCCGTCTCGGTCCACACGCGGACGCGCTGGACGACCTTCTCCGTGCCCGTGTCGATGTCGGCGCGCACGTCCTCCTGGTAGATCGCGACGTGCTGCAAGATGCGCTTGCCCGACGGGCTCCAGCGCCACGACCAGTCGATCACGTTGTCGGGGTGCACGCAGACGAAGTAGGGCCGAATGTCGCTCGCCTCTTCGTCGGCCAGCGTGAGCGGTCGGCCCGTGCCGTCGGTCGATCCCGGCTTGTCCACGAGCAGGAACGCAAGGCCCGTGTCGGCCATGCCGTCGAGCAGCATGCGGCCCATCTCGGTGAGCGGCGTGCCTTCGCGGTCGCAGTCGCCTTCCAGTGCTTGCAGGTTCGGCGGCAGCGTGTCCGCTTCCTTCAACTCGATCTGCCGCTGGAACGGCTTGTCCACGATGCCGCCGATCGCGTCGTCGTAGGCTGGGAACAAGACCGTGCGTAGCAAGCGGTCGCGGTATTCCTTCGTCGCCGTGCGTTCGCGGTGGTCGGGCGGCAGGAACATATCGCGAGCCGCACGCATGCCGGTCGTGCCCGCACGCAGCGCACGGGTGACGATGCGGTCGACCTCCATCGCCTTGCGCGCCGAATGCCACCGTCCGATCGTGGTGCCGTTGAGTTGCTGGGTCGTGATCATAGGCTCGTCATCTTGGCCCCGCCGATCGGGTGCTTCTCGTGGATGTAGTAGCGCAGCGCGTCATACCAGTGCCCGCGTTTGAGGTCCGACTTGTCGATCTGCCGCTCGCCTTTCTGGTCGTCCCATGCGACGGACTCCAAGTCGCGCAACGTCTGCGGCGCGGCCTTGGGGTTGATCGCGAAGCGGACCTCGCCGGCTGCGTTCTGCATGCGTGCGTTCACGCTGTTGACCGAGTCCACGACAGCAGGCGCACATCGCGCAACGCGGTCGAGGATGCGCGGGAAGGTCTTGCGCAGTTCGGCCTTGACGATGTCCCAGTCGTTCGACTGGCTCGACGTGCGGCGCTGGTTGCCGGCGGGGTCGCCGTAGATCAGCACGTCGCCGCGATGCTCAGCGAACATCGTGCGCAGCTTCTCGCAGACCAGATCACTTCTGCTGTCGTCAGGGATGTAGACCTCGGCGACGACGCAGGTCTTGCCGTCCTGTTCTTGCAGCACGACCGCAGAGCCCGGCGCGACGTTGAAGTCGAACGCGAACACCAGCGGCAACGTCGGCACGTAGCGCACGTCGGCAAGGTGCTTGTCGCGGTCGAACGTGTAGCAGCAGAGCCCGGTCGCGGTGAGGAACGACGCCTCGTATTCCTGGCTGAACGAGCGAGGGTCAAGCGTCTGCCGTGCTGCTTCGACTTCCTCGGGCGGCAGCACCTCGGCGCTCGTCCAGTGGAACGCAGCGTGGTCAGGCAGACCTTCTTGCGCGGCGCTCCACAGGTCGAACGCATGGTTGCGCCCGTCCGGCTTAAACATGATCACGCCCCATCCCGGACGACCGCGCGTTGACATCGCGGGACGCAGCGAGCGTTCGAACGCGCCCGCCTTCCAGTAGGCGAACTCGTCGCCGACGAAGCCGTCGATGGCGATACCTTCGCTGCGCGTAGGTCGGTCCATGCCGAGCAGCATCACACGCGCCCCGTTCACGAGATGCAGCGTGAGCTCCACTTCGCTGACGCTGTCGATCAGCATTGACGGCACCATCGACTTGACGCGACGCCACCAGATGCGCTTGACCATCTCGCGCGTCGGCGCAGCGATCACGAACGTCGGGTCGGGCACGTCAGGCGGGCACAGTGCGCCGCGATGCAACGGCAATCCGTCGTCGGTGATCGGTCCATGGCCGGTGAAGATCGCTTCGCTGCCGACCGTGGTCTTGCCGCTGCGACGGC